ACAGCAAAAGATTATGCAAATGATATTCTTAATATGTGTAATTCTATTAATGACCAAGATGTTCTTGATTATGGTTGCGGTAAAGCTGAACTTGCAAGATTTCTTCCTTTTAAAATACAAAGTTATGACCCTTGTATAGAAAAATTTTCTAACAGACCAAAACCTGCTAATGTTTTAGCTTGTATTGATGTATTAGAACATATTGAACCCGAATGTTTAGATGACGTTTTAGAAGATATGCATAGTTTATCGAAAAAAACTGTTTTTTTAACTGTTGCTACAGCAGAAGCATTAAAGAAATTACCAGATGGTAGAAATGCTCATTTAATTGTTCAGGATTATACAAAGTGGTTACCCAAGTTATGGGAACATTTTATGATGGTAAATTATTCTAAAGGTCAGTTTGGTTTTATTTTTGTAGGAGAACCAAAATGAAAGAGCCTATAAAAGTATTCATTGGTTATGACCACGCAGAAGCTGTTGCTTATCACACTTTATGTCATTCAATAATGACTAAAGCATCAGTCCCAGTTTCTATCACTCCTGTATGTTTAGATAATTTAAAAGATATATTTAATAGAAAAAAAGATGAAAAGCAATCTAATGCGTTTTCTTTTTCAAGGTTTTTAGTTCCTTATCTTTGTGGTTATAAAGGTCAAGCAATCTTTATGGATTGTGATATGTTATTAAGAACTGACATAGCTGAATTATTTGAACATTTTGAATACTATTATGCAGTCCAAGTTGTTAAACATGATTATATCCCAAAAGATGAAAAGAAATATTTAGACAATGTACAACACGTTTATGAAAAAAAGAATTGGTCATCAGTTATGTTATTTAACTGTAGCCATCATCATACAAGAAAATTAACTCCCGAATACGTTAACACAGCTTCTGGTCTTGAACTTCATCAGTTTAAATGGACTGAAGAAGAAAGGATTGGAGAGATTCCAAAAGAATGGAATTGGTTAGTCGGGGAATATGGGGTTAATTCCGATGCCAAGATAGTTCATTATACTATAGGCACTCCATGTTTTTATGAATATGAAGATTGTGACTATTCTGAAGAATGGAAAGAACAATATCGTGATATGAACCATTGCGATCAATTATTTATGCCACAAGTAAGGGCTTCTAGTAAATGAGCAGAAGAAGACAAACTCTAAGAGAGAACCAAAAAGAGTTACAAAGGAAAAAAGATTATTCTTTTAAAAAAGGTATGAAAGAATGTCCAGCCTGTGGTCTTAGAGTAAAGAGAGGATTACATATTCACATGAAATATTGTGATGAAATAAATAATATTTAACGAGGGTAAGATGGCAACATTAACAGTAACATTAACCGAATCTATATCATTAAATGGTAGAGAACAAGGGGCAACTAATTCATTTACTGTGGCTAATGTAGATGAGACATATAAAAGAATTGTAACTTGTCCTGAAGATGTAGATACTACTATTGCTACTTTTCGGACATCAACTAGCACAGCAGATAATGCTTTAGATTTGGAAGACGTAAAATATATTCGTGTAACAAATTTAGATTCTACAAACCCAATAAATTTATCTTTGCAAGTAGCTAAAGATGAAGATGCTGCTCCTGATGTTTCTTGTAGTATTTTACTAGAAGCTGGTAAAAGTTTTATAATGGGCAGCCCACACGATGGGATAGCTGTAGATGATGATGCTGCTACTCTCATAGATGCTTTAACTGATTTAGAAAGTTTATTAGTTGACCCATTAAGTGAAAACGTACAAGTTGAAGTATTTATAGCGAGCGCATAATTATGAGTACCTATGGAAAAATAAAAACACGCATATCAAAAGAAATGAAACGCGGTGAACTTTCCGTAAGTTCCACCGCAGTTGCTCAATCTGTTATTGATTCTATTAATCACTTTGCAAAAAGAAGATTTTGGTTTAATACAGGATTTGAAGAAGTAGTAACAACACCAGATACTGCGACCATAGGTTCAGCCGTAACTGGCATTATAAAAATAGACTCAGTTAAAGCTGCTATTGGTAACAGAGATTACCCTTTAAGTCCTATGACTTATAGGGAAATGGAAAGGATTGATTCAGGTCAATGGTCAGGTTACCCAGAGTATTATGCCCATTACAATAATAACATTCGACTTTATCCTATCCCTAATGCAACTTACACAGTTAAAGTTTCATATATAAAGAAACTTACTGACGTAACTTTATCCTCAGTTGCTACTTCAACCAATGAGTGGGTAGATGATTGTGAGTTAATGATTAGAAAAAGAGCAAAAGGCGAATTATTTGAAAACGAATTAAGAAATGTACAAGAAGCACAAATGATGTATCAGTCTGCGGAACAAGAATATAAAGAACTCAAAAGACAAACAGATGGCAGACAATCTGGTTATGTCAAAGCTACAACATTCTAATGGATTATTCTGCGCTAAATTATAAGAAAGATAATAAAAATAATACCAATAGCGCACTAGGCGATGTTGAATGGTTTAATAATAAAGAAAATTGGACGTTTAATTTAGAACCTAACATTTCTGGTGGTACATACTCTAGTGGTCAAGATGTGCGATTACCTGATCAAACAGTAAGAATAACTGATGAGGGTTTTGGCGCAGGTGGTAATGTTGATTTTAATGTTGGGACACCAAGTGGTTATGGATTTGGTGGTGGAGTAGGGGGTGGGTTTAGTAGAGGTGCTGTTAATTACCCTACTGAATTACAACAATATGGCGCACCATCTGAAGAAAAGTATAGAGGTGGAAATATAGGTAGATATAGTGGTCATTTCACGACACCATCAGATTATGGGAAAGACTACCCTAATACATTTGGCATATCTCATCATCCATATAAAGGTAGGTTTACTGATCCTGCAACAAACGAAGAAATTTTGCATGGTGAAGATGCTTGGATGTTAAATGCTAAATTTCCTTTTGACCTATCGAAGATATTAAGAAATGTACGTTAAAACTTTAGGTTTTGCACCAGACTTACCACCTGAAACAGCAGGGGTAATGATAGATTGTGATGGTTTTATCCCAACAGTAAGAGGAATGGAAGCTGTTAGTAGTGGAGAAGATGCAAGTCTTGGTACTCTATCTTCAACCGCTATTGGTCTTGCTACAGTAAGAAAATTAGATGGCACAAGATTAACATTCGCAGGAACTACGACTGACTTATATCATGGGACGAGTACATGGAATAAAGTAACAAGGTCTAGTGGCGAATATTCTGTTCCATCTAATGAATATTGGACGTTTGCTCAATATGGTAATGTAACTCTTGCATCCAATGGCGCAGACCCAATACAAGTTATGGCTTCTGGCGATACTGTATTTTCTGACTTAACTGCTTCTGTTGTTGCTAAGATTGTTCTTGTTGTTAATGATTTTATATTTGCATTTAATACAAATGAAACAACTTATGGGGAAACTCAAGATAGGTGGTGGTGTTCTGCTTTAGGGGATTATACTAATTGGACTCCATCTATCCAAGTACAATGTGCTACTAATAGATTAACTGATACCTCTGGTGGGATAGAAGCAGCAGCACGTTTTGGTGATGATGTAATTGTTTATAAACCCCATTCAATGTATATCGGAAGATATATTGGCGCACCTTTTATTTGGGACTTCAGAGTTATATCAGATGAAGTAGGGGCTATTGGAGTTAACTCCGTTGTTACTATAGGTGATCCAGTACCATTACAATTCTTTGTTGGTTATGATGATTTCTATATCTATGATGGTTCTCGACCAAGAGTAATAGGACATACCGAACAAGGTTCAATTATATCCGATCATTTCTTTAATGATTTAAACAACACGCATAGAAATAAGATAATAGGAACACACGATAGTAAAAACTCAAGAGTATTTTGGTTCTATCCAAACACCTCTTCTAGTGGCACACCTAATAAGTTTATTTGTTATAACTACAGGTCTAAGCAATGGGGTAAAGGTTCTTTAGATGTAACTGCTGCAACTACTTACTTTGGTTCGGGTACAACTTATAATGATTTAGG